GTCGCGCTGGAACTTCGTGTTGCCTAAATCCATAGACAGGTGCTCCACCTCCCGGTCTACCAAGGGAGCGAGGTCGGCTCTGCCGCCTCCAACATCGGGAGCCTTGCTGAACCAATCCCGTGCCACCCGCTGGCCTAGGGTTTCGTCGCTCATAGTTCGTCCACCGTGCGATAGTTCGCGTAGCCCGCAACTTCAGCCCGAGCCGAAAGTTCACTCAGCAACTCGCCAGTGGTCGCACAGCCCAGCCTCGGTACGTTGACATACTGCATAAGCTCATTGCAGATGCGGATCAGATCCTCTGTAGGCATGACGAGTTCGCCAGCCGGAGTGTCGCCTTGACACATGAACAGAGCGGAAACTTCGCCTAACGCTTCTTGGATTTTCGTTCGCATTTAGTTGCACCTCTTCATAGCCCGTGGGCTCTTGGTCACTATGTGCCCTCGCTTGATCCGCTGCGAGCCTTCCCAGCAGTCCGAGCCGTACCAACTCTCGACCCGCTTGACCTGGAACGAGAACTGGTAGAGCACCTGCCCTGGCACGGCCGTGTAGCAGTAGGACGCGCCGGTTGCGCTGTAGCCGCACAGGCCGGCTAGGCCGAGGGTTGTGATGATCCAAACGTATGTCATGCCGGCGTTACCTCTTCGTAGCTCCAATTCCTGAGCACCTTCTTGTGGGCTTGCTCGTCCCATACCCAGACAGTCAAGACTGGGTGGCCGCTGACGACGTAGACGCCGACTACTTCTCCGAGCTTGTTCTTGCGCCGAACGTCGGTGCCTACGAGACGCGAGAAGTCGCTACTACTCACTCGCCTAGCCCCAGCTTGCGGCGGATTGCTTCCCACTCGTAGATATCTTCAGTTGTGTCTTGGCGATTCCACCAGACTTCGCGCTGCTCCAGCTTGGCAATGCGAGCTTCAAGCGATGCAATCTCCCGTGCTGAATCCATGATGTCGTCTTGATCGTCTTCGTAGCTCACTCGAAAATCCCCCGTCTTCGGTACGCGACGTTCCGGCAGGCTCCGCCAAGACACATCGTCGCGTCCTTGCGACGCTTCCGGCCGCTGGGTCGATGAATAGGCAGTTGCTTGTCGCAGATGATGCAGTAGCGGACGAATTTGAGCTCTTGCATCTCGTCTATGCAGCGGTAGCAAACGATCCAATCGCGGTGTCTGACTGTTTCGCTCTCATGGGCGGATTCTCCGCAGCCGTAGCAAGCCACCATCAGATGTCCAGGCGCTTGATCTCGAAGTGCCCGATGTCGTCGAAGCCCTGATCGGAGAAGTCCATGTCTCCGTCCCAGTCGCCTCCCCAACGCAGCCTGAAAACGGTGCGTCCCATCTTGGCCCTTGCGGTGTTCTTGCGATCCACCACGGCCTGGATGTAGCCCGCGAGGTAGTAGAAGCGCGCCAGCGACTTGGGCCGGTTGCTCCAGTCGATGGGGTAGGGCGCAACGTCTACGGCCAGCGAAGGGCTCTGGTTGTGCTTGCCGTTGGGCCAACGCAGCTTGGAGAGCTTCTTGTCGAAGGCCGCGTTCTGGTCGGCCTCGCCCCGGTGCCCGGTCAAGATGCTGAAATCGAGGCTCAGGATGACCTCCTCGAGTACCTCGATCCAGAAAGCATGGCACGTCTCCAGACGACCTCGCGACGCAGCTCCGAAACTCGGCATGATGGCGACTCCTATGCCTACGAGTATAAGAGGGATCGCCGCCGATCGAAAGGGTTGATCTATCCCCCCACCACGGTATTATTCTCGTAGGCGGACGAGGCTTAAAGCTCGAAACGGCTACCGGGGTGCGTTGCCCCAATGGCCAATTTCGGGGCTCAGTGATGAGGAACGTGGGAGTTCAGCCTCGCCCGCCCTATATAGATAGGGGGAGAGATGAAGGTCGACGGGTTTGCGCTGGGACTGTGCCTGATTCTTCTGACGGCCGGCTTGACGCTGGGAGGCGCTGTCTGGCTCGCCACGCCGGCCCAGTGCCAGGGGGACTGCCTCCCTACCTTCTGTGGCTTTGACGCCGACTGCCCCGGCCCCTGCCGCTGCTACGTGCCTCAGGGCAAGGCCACCGGGGAGTGCTTCTAGGATGGGGCTGCTCCGCTGGCTGCGACGCCGCCGCCTGAGAAGGCTCCTCAAGCAGTACGTCACCCTAAAGGATGGGAAGCTCCATCCTCTTAGCGAGAGCGACCTCGACCCGCCTCTGCGCCAAAAAACCGACGCTGCGCCGGGGTCAGCTTTCGGCCGTGGACGCTCCCATCGGCAAGGATCTTCTTCGCCTTCCGAGGAGTGACAGATGGGCTCCGAGGCTTCTTTTTCTTCATGCCCCGAGTGTGGCCAAAGACCACGCCGCGCGCGAGGCCGGCGCTGCTCCGAATGCCATGCGGCCTACATGCGCCAATACCGCGAAAATCACGGCGGCGAGTACCTGTATCTGGGCAAAAGAGCCAAAAAGCGTGCCAAGATCCGCTCCATGCTCCGATCCAGAATCGCCCGAGGCAGCCTCAAACGGCTCCCGTGTGACAGATGCGGTCACAAACAGGCTGCCATGCGGGTGGAGAATTACGCCAAGCCACTCGAAAGCCTGATTTTCCGGTGTCTCGGCTGTCGGTGACGGCCGGGAGGCCCTTCTGTGCTACCTCAAAATGCAGAGGAGCGCGTGGATGCCGAGGCCGACCGAGAAACAGAGCCGGGCCATCGAGCTTCGTGAGAGCCTCGAGCCGTCAATGGCATGGCCCGATGTGGCTCGTGCGATGGGAACCACCCCCAAGCAAGCCCGCCAATTCTATCTGCGCGGCAAGAAGCGCGAGACGCACGATCTAGGCCGCGACCGGCTCGAAATCAACCCTGGTGTCACGGGCGAAGTGTTGGTCGCCCACTCAGACCCCCTGAATACGACCATCGCGTCGATTGCTCGTGATGCCGGGGTTTCCAAACACGTCGCCAATGGCATCATCGAAGCCGCCAAGCGACTGATGCCGGCCCAGGTCGAAACGCTCCGCAAGGTTCATACTGCGCGCCTCCAGGACCTGCTAGACCACAACAGCGACCGCATCCTCGAAGCAATCTCGACCCTCCCGATGGACTCCCTGCAAGCCGAGGGCGTCAAAGACCTGTCGATTGCCATGTCGGTGCATCTCGAAAAGCGCGCCCTGCTCCGCAAGGAGCCCACACAGCGCATCCAGGTCGAAGACCGCCGCCACATGAACGAGCTGCTAGAAGCCGTCCAGGACGAGATCCTGCGCCGTGGCCTCGAAGTCGAGGTCAACGAGTTCACGCAGGAGCAGGCCGTCGTCGATGGCGAGCTCAACATCTTCGAGCGCAACAAGGTCGTCGATGGCGAGATCGTAGAAGGCCCGCCGCATGGCTGACATCAATGTCAGCGACTGGCGGACTCAACGCAAGATCGTCACGATGCCGATGGGCGAGGCGAACACACCCGAAGTCGTGTTAGCGCGTACCCTGGAGAAGGCCGTCGCCGGCCACATTCGCGGCATAGTGGTGTCGATCCTGTGGGACGATGAATCCACTGGGTCAGACTTCTCGTACTTGAATCCACGCGATGCGCTCTACATCACCAAGAGCAGCCAGCTTTGGATCGAAGACTGGATGAGAAGCGACGAAACAGAGGATCTGTTCCCTTGAGTCCTGGCGATGGCGTTTCAAAGCATTAGCTCGTTAAACGAGCTGACCGCGAAAGATGTCTGCAAGCTGTCGCGGCAAGACTTCAAGCGCGTCGTCACGCAGCTTCTCGAAGTCCACGCCGACGACCGCCGCGAGAACGACCTTCGCTACTACAAGCCGGTTAGCGAACACGCGAAGCAGATCCATCTCTCGACCAAGAAGACGGTAGGTGTCGGTGGGGGCAACGGCAGCTCCAAAACTGAGACGTGTCTCGTGGATATGGTGATGCTCGCTACCGGCATCATTCCCGAGTCTCTTCAAGACGATATCCCGCCCGAACGTGTGTCGGGTGGACCCTTCCAATGCCGCGTCGTGTGCGTGTCATTGACCAGCACGATGTCCACTATCTTGCTGCCCAAGCTCCAGTGGTTTCATTGGACTGGTGTGGACGCTCCCGGCGGCAAGCGTGGCCACTGGGGATGGGTTCCGCGTAGCCATCTAGTCGATGGACAGTGGGACAAGAGCTGGAGTGAGAAGCTGCGCGTACTTCGGATCAAGTATTTCGATCCCGTGTTGGGACGCTTCAACGGCGAGTCTTCCATCCAGTTCATGTCCTACGATCAAGAGCCACAGAGCTTTGCCTCGGGCGACTATCATCGCGTGCTGTGTGACGAGCCACCTAGCCTGCCAATCTGGACGGAGAATGAAGCGCGTACCATGCGCGTCAATGGCCGCATGATGATGGCCATGACGTGGCCCGACGATCCCGTGATCCCGGTGGCCTGGATCATCGACCAAATCTATGAGCCCGGGATGCGCGGCGATGATGTGAATGTAGACTGGTTCGAGCTGTTCACGACCGACAACCCCAACCTCGATCAAGAGGCCGTAGCGATCCAGGCCGAGCAGTGGGACGAGGAGATGCGCAGAGTCCGCGTCTACGGCCAGCCCATTCACTTCAGCAACCTCGTGCATCCTTTGTTCACCGAGCAGGAGAAGACGTGGTGTTTTGCGTGCGGCTCGACGCAGGTGCTGAATGAGGACCTGTGCTTCAAGTGCGGGTCTTCTGAGACGGCCTACTACAACCACGTAGAAGACCGCGAGATCGACACTCAGCTTCCAACGATCTGGCTGCTTGACCCACATCCCCGTAAGCCGCACATGTTCATGTGGGCGCAAATCCTGCCCAGCGATGACATCGTGGTGATCGCAGATGGCAAGTGCGATGGAGACTGCACCGATGTCTACGACTACGTTCGTGCCTTCGAGACTACGAACAGCATCAACGTCACCCGACGAATCATCGACCCTTCGATGGCACGGCAGCCTGCCGGACAGCACCGGGAAATTTCCTGGCAGGATGAGTTCGAGGACGCCGGGCTACGTCTCGACCGCGGGAACAACAGCGACGTGGGACGAAAGCGACTCAACCAGTACCTCGCCCCTGACCCTCATACACTTCGGCCACGCATCCATTTTCGGCCTCAGTGCAAGGAGCTGATCTACCAGATGAAGCGCTTTATCTGGGAGGACTACAAGAAGATCCAGGAGAAGGCGCAGAAGCAGAAGACCCGCGATATGAACGACGACTATCCCGACCTGCTGAAGTACCTGATGAACTCCGATCCCACGTTCACGTTCGCATCGCACGGCAGCACCATCATTCGCCGGCATCAGGGCAACCGCAGCGACAAACGCCGGATGCTCGAGCAGCGGCGTATGCGTGAAGGTCGGCGTGAAATCCACCACTCCACAGGAGGTCGATGATGGCAGCGAGACGACGAGGAAGCAAGAGAAAGGGCGTCAGTGAGAACCTGTCGAGTGGACGACGAGGTATCACGCGCTATGGCAAGACGACCAACCAATCAGGTCGCAGAATAGAGGATGAGCGCAGTTATCGAGATCAACTGGTTAGGCAGTCTTCTGATGAATGGGGCAATTTTGGTAAAGGAGGACATCGCGGAGAGAAATCTCAGGAAAGGCAGAAGCGAGCCAGAAAGATCCTGAAAGAGAGTCAAGCAAGATCTCGCAAGAAGTCATCCCGCAAGAAGAAGGCAAGGAGGAAGAAGTAGATGGCCTTTGACCTCGATATTCAGGCCGACCCGCAGGAGCTGTTTCAGGACCCGGACCTGAAGACCGAACGCCGCCGCTCCACGTCACGGATGCGAAAGAGCAAGCGCCAGGAGCTTGCGAACCGGGTGATCGTATTCCACACGCAGGATCTGCAAGACCGCTACAACGACGACGAGATGCGGCTGCAACGCTACGCGAAGTACCGCAACTGGACCGAGGGCACGGACTTTCCCTGGGAAGGAGCTTCGGATCAGGCCGTGCCGGACATGATGACCAGCTCGCTGCGGATTCAGGACTCGCTGCACAACTCGGTGATGTCGTCGCGTCCCAGCGTCACGAGCAAGGCCACCAACGACAGCGACGAGGAGCGGCAGGACAAGATCGACCAGATGCTCGATTACCAGTTCTTTGTCGAGCAGGAAGGCGAGAACATCATTGGCGAGATGGCCGACGCTTTTGTCAACGATGGAGTAATCACGGCCTTCGTAGCGTGGGTGCGTGACGTGCGGCCCAACACCACCTTGCGGCGCTTCATTCGAGAAGATCCTCCGGGCACCATGCCCGTTCAGGTGTTCCGCGACCTGCTGCGTGAGCACTACTCCACCTACAACCACTATGCGCTGGACGAGGAGATGTGGGACTGGGAGCTGAAACGCAAGAAGCCCGTCCGACGCGACGAGGAGCCCATCCGAATCTCGTTCTACCACGATGATGCGGTGCCCGACGAGTGGGAAATGCAGATCAACGAGGATACGGTGGTCTACGAGGGGCCGCGGGTGCTCATCAAGGACTACGACGATGTGTTTCACCCGCCGCGTTCGGCCAACTTGCAGATCCCCTCGCCAGCCAATCCGGATGGTGCAACCCACGTTCTGATCGTCGACTACCCCTCGATTGACGAAATCGAGCGGCTGATCGACGATGGCACCTACGACCTCGTGCCAGACGAGCACATCGCCAAGATCAAGAAGGCAAGGCTTTCGCGCGACGACCTCAACCAGGCCAAGGAGCAGAAGGATCTGATCTCGGGCCGCACCACGCACTCCGAGCCCAAGGACGACACGCACGGCACACTGACCCGAATCCTGTGCTTCGATATGTACGACATCGACAGCGACGGCGTGAACGAAGACATGGTGTTCTGGGTCATCCTGGAAACCGAGACGTTGCTGAAATCCCAACGCCTCGGCGAGGCGTTCCCGTCCAAAGACGGCCCCAGCCGGCCTTTTGCCGAGTCGAGCTTTTTGCCCGTCAAGGGACGCCGCGAGGGCATCAGCCACCTCGAGCAGATGGAAGGGCTCCACGATCTCACCAAGCAGCTCGTCGATCAGACCGTCGACAACGGCACGCTGGCCAATGCTCCGATTGGCTTCTACCGCGCCGCGAGCTCGATGAAGCCCGAGCGGCTGCGCATGTTCCCGGGCGACATGATCCCGGTGTCCGATCCCAACACCGATGTCTCGTTTCCCAAGATGGGCCACGAGTCCCAGTCCTTCGGCATCAACATGCTGGCCGTCACCGACCAGATGAAGGAGCGGCTGTCTCTGGTTGGCGATCTCCAACTAGGTAGGGTGCCCTCTGGCAAGTCCAGTGCGCTGCGCACCATCGGCGGGATGCAGACCGTCCTATCTCAGGGAGAGGCACGGCCCGAGCGCAACCTGCGCCGCTTCTACATGGCCTACACCGCGATCTACGCCAAGATGCACGACCTGAACCGCCAGTTTGCCCCCGATCAGAAGCGCTTTCGCATCTACGGCTACACGGAGGAGGACCAGGACCCCTACGCCAGCGTGAACCGGGGCACGGACCTCGATGTGGCAATGGAGTTCGATTTCCACGCCAACGTACTCAACTCGTCCAAGGAGGCCCTACAGCAGGGCATGGGGCAGTTGATGGGGACCTACCTCCAGCCTGCCTTCATTCAGGCCGGGCTGACCACGCCTCGCACGATCTACAATCTAGGTAGGGACTTCGCGCGCTATCAGGGCCAGAACCCCGACGGCAAGTACCTCGAAAAGCCCCATCCCGAGGCCGGCCTGCCCAAGATCAGCTACGAGGAGGCGATCACCTACATCCTCTCGGGTCGAAAGCCCCACGGCCTGCCGATCGAGCCTGCGCCCGAGCACCTTCAGAAGCTCCAGGAGTTCGTCTCGGACCCGGTGCGCATCCGAATGCTCAACGACAACGGGATGCAGATGCTTCAGGAGTACATGCGGGAGATTGCGGGCAGGGCGCAGCAGGAGCAGCAGCAGCAGGCACTCGCCCAAGCCGCCCAGCAGGGGCAAGGTGCCCCAGGCGCCCCGGCTCCCACAGCGCAACCGGGGGAGAACTCCCCCACTCCGGTGCAAGGTGACGAGCTGCTCGATGAGTCCCTGCCAGGGGCTGGCGGCGGAGCGAATCAGGGGGTGCCGGGTGTCTGACCGCCGAGAACGCTTCCTCGAGCAGGTGAAAAAGCGTAATTCGCGTATTTCGCGTAGTGCCGACGATTACCAGCTTCGGCAAATGACTCAGGGTCAGGCTCCGATGGAGGCGCTGACGACCAGTCCGGAGTGGGAAATCTTCCGCAACGTGATTCAGGGCGAGATCGAGAGGCTCGAAAAAGCCCTTGCGGAGCTCGCCCCTACCTTTCTTAACCCCGAGACGACGACCTTCGAGCAGATGCTGGGCCTCAAGTTCAACGCCCTGATCGCCGGAGCCCGGGTAGACGCATTGCGGGAAGTGCTCGGAATGCCTCAGGTAATCATAGAAGACGGGGAGAAGGCGCGTGACATTCTCGCAGAGCGTTTCCGTGAAAAATCCAGTCCATCCCACTCGTAAGATCCGTTGCCCGGCGTGCAACCGCTTCCTGTTCGTGTGCTCTACGGCCGCAGACGTCTTCATCGAGGTCAACTGCCGGGGCTGCAAACAGACGGTGGTGTATCTGAATGGGCAGGCCAAGGTCCAAGCCCTCGAAGTTGACACGCTCGTAGCCCCCGTGTAAACCACCCCACATAGGCCAGCAAGGTCCTGGTTCAGGCGTGAACCAGAACAGAGGCGCTTCCACGGCAGTGGGGGCGTTTTTTTGTTGGGCCGGATCGTAAACCGGGTGACTCGATCCCACCCAAGGAGTGTGTATGCCCGACGTAGCCGGTTCGTCCCCGGAAGGTGACGAGAACGCGATTCCGCATTCTCGAGTCACCGAGATGGTCGACAAGGCCAAACAAGACATGCAGACGCAGCTCGACTCCGAGCGTCAGCGTTCTCAGAGTCTTCAGGCCCAGTTGGCAGTCGCCGCCGTCGCAAAGGCTGGCGGAGCGCAGGACCCGCAAGGTCCTGCCAAATGGACACGCGAGGCGCTTCAGGCCAAGGTGGAGTCCAGCGAGCTGACGCCAGAGCAGGCAGGAGCCATCTGGCAGAAGCAGGAGATCGAGGAGAAGGTCACAGAGCAGGTGGCCGGTGTGGAACAGCGCCTGCGTGCTGAACAGATGCAGCGAAGCACCGCCACCACGCTTCAGTCTCAGGTCGATGCGTACAAGGGCTCCGTTCCCGAGGTCATGAACGAGGGAAGCGAGGAACGCGACCGGCTGAAGTCGGAGTATCAGTGGCTTCTAGGGCAGGGATATCAGCAAAACCTGCACACGGAGCTGCTGGCACTCCGGGCCGCCTTCGGAGACGTGGCCTCCCGCAAGAACTCGAAGGAGACGACCTCGCAGCGGCCTCGGTCCAAGGAGGTTGCGGGCAGCGGAGGCCGTCGCGGCAAGACCCCCAAAGTCGACAACGAAGGCGGTTCCGACATCGACCTTACCGACCGGCAGCAGTCCTACTACCAGCACCGCGTCGACGCCGGCCAGATGACGTGGAAGGACATTCGCGAACGCTTCGCTCGAGTGAGTAAACGCCGCGCCGAGCGTCCCAACCAAGTGTTGAGGCACGGCACCTGATGGGCACGGCGGAGATTTTCGTAGATAGCACTGCGCGACAGGTGTTTCCCAACGCGCAGAAGAACCGAAATCTACGAGGAAACAAGCTCGCAAACATGTTCCGCCTCGGGCACAGGATAGGAAGTGTCCCAGGCTCGCGCATTGCTGATTTGGTGTCGATGCGAAAGACGCTGCTTCTCTGCACATCCCATCGCAAGAAGTTCAACGCACGCGCAGCCAACTACTTCTATGACAAGAACCTCCCAGATGTCGTGGGGACCTGCGAGGAATGCGGGGTCCGTTCACCGAACGCGAGACTCCTGATCCACGAAAGCTATGTGGCGACTCGTTCCGAAATGGGAATAGGGTCGTGGTACGTCCCGAAACAGGAATTGGATTCCATAGACCGTGCAATGCACGCGAGAAGGAGACGATAATGCAGGCAGCAGGAAGCGTAAGCGGCGGGTCTTTCGTATTCATGGACATGGACATCGGCTTTTCAGCCATCGCAGGCCAGCCGTTGCAGGCTGCCGCAACGAATGGCGAGGGGCTGATCACGGCTACGTCCACCACGGCGTGTACCAACTATGTCGGGATCAGCACGCAGGCCGTGACCCAGGTCAACACGCAGTTGGTCGGAACCGATCAGCAAGCGTCGATGCAGGTCGGCATCAATCCTGACATGATCCTCCGGGTGCGAATGTCGGGTACGGCCGCAACAGGCGGAGCGTTGGCGACCATCGCGGCGCTCACGATCAGCGCCGACGGGCTCGATAACGGAGGTGTCGGAACGGCCTCATTCACCATCTGGGGACACACGGGTCCGAACACCGAGACTTTCCGTGTGCAGTCGGCTGCCGACGTGCCGTCAGTGGCATGGCCCTACGTCAACGCCGTTGGAGATGAGTGGCTGGAGGCTGGCTGCAACGTTGGCATGTTCGGAGCGGGCATCACGCTGACCACCGAACTGGACGAGTTCGATGCTTCGGGCACCTTCAACACCACCGACAACTTCAATGCCGTTCGTGTCGAGGGCTACGGGGCCTCCCACGAGGGCACCACCAAGAGCTACGTTCACGTCGTCCCTGGAGATCCTTACTGGGGAAATACCTAGGACTAGAAGCTCGATTCACAGCAGGTCCAGCAGGGACACAACCTATAGGAGATTGCTATGGCAGTCCCGCATGTATCAGGTGCCTTTGGCGACCTGCTGGATATCGACTTCGAGGATATCTTCAACGACACCTACGATCAGCTCGAAGACAAGATCCCGATGCTCTACACGATGGTTCCCCACAACGGGCAGAACCACATGCGCTGGAGCGAGATCGGAACGGTGCCGGACTTCACGGAGTTCACCGGGCAGATCACGTACCAGAGCCAGGCGCAGGGCTACGATGTCCAGGCCACCTACATCGAGTTCACCAACGGCATCCAGGTGCGTCGAAAGCTCTTCGACGACGACCAGTACCATGTGATGAACGAACGGCCCAAGGGCCTCGCGATGTCGGCGCAACGGACTCGCCAGCAGGATGCGTTCCGCATCTTCAACGAGTCGACGGCCACCGGCAGCTCGTTCTTCACGAACTCCGAAGGCGTGGCACTGATTTCCAGCGCTCACACGACCAACGCAGCGGTATCGACGGCAAACGGCTTCGACAACTCGGGCACAGCGGCCTTGACGGCGACGGCGGTGCAGGCGTCTCGGATCGCCATGCGCGGCTTCCGAGACGACACGGCCGGGCGAATGTCGGTGACTCCCGACGAGCTGTTCTACCCAGTCGATCTGTTCGCAGAGGCCGAGGAGATCATCGGGTCTTCCGGCAAGCTCGACGGCGCCGACAACAACCTCAACGTCAACAAGAACGCCTACGAGGGCTATGACTGCGAGTACTTGACCGACGCCAACAACTGGTGGATGTGCGACAGCAAGAAGCGGCGTGAGTACCTCTTCTGGGTCGAGCGCATCCCGCTTGAGTTCGGCATGGCCGAGGAGTTCGACACCTTCATCGCGAAGTGGCGGGCCTACATGCGGTACTCGTTCGCCTATGTGAACTGGCGCTGGGTCTACGGGAACATCGTCGCGTGAACAAGTGGCACTCGGACATCAAGAATCCGTGGGGCACTGGCAAGGGCAAGGCGAAGCGTCAGGAAGCAGAGCCGCCCAAGGGGCCGGAGAAGACTGCGGCGTGGCCGGGACTGCCCGGCAAGAAGGGTCCGAACCGCGCGGCGGGGACTCCGAGAGTCAAGACCGGGATGAAGGACGACTACTAAGTCACAGCGGGGTGCCGGGTCGAAGGTACGCGACGCATAAGGCGATACCCCAACTGTACCGAGGAGAACGAAAATGTCTGGACTGACTCGCTACGGAGCCATCTGGGGCGCAATTCCGAACACCGCAGGCCGAGTCATCTGGGTGGCACCGGGGGCTGGTGCGTACCGCGTCGACGGCAAGAGCTACGATGCGAGCGACGGCAACGACGGACTCGATCCGCGACGTGCCAAGGCCACCGTCAACAGCGCGATGGATCAGACCACGGCGGCATCTGGTGATGTCATCGTGTGCCTGCCGGGTACTCACGACCACACGGCTTCGATTGTCATGGACATCGCCGGTGTGACTCTGATGGGTCTGCCGGGTGGTGCTGGAAATCCCTATCTGCACAAGACGACGCTGGACGCGACCAACATCACCACAAACCAGCTCATCAACGTAACGGCAGCGGACTGCGAGATCGCCTACCTGAACATCATTCCGCTGACGGCGGACTCAGGCATCGACCTGACGGCAACCGCCGATCAACTCTACATCCATCACTGCTCATTCGATATGAGTGGCCCGGCTGTCAACGCGGCGACCATCGGCATTGACGCCATTGGCGGTGCATCCAACGTGGTGATCGACACCTGCGTATTCCACGTCGATGGGGCTCAGGGTGCGGCGATTGTGCTCGGGGCGATGGTCGACGGGCTCGTTCAGAACTGCATCTTCAAGAACTCCGCCGGTACTTGGGTTTCGGCGATGACGCAGGCTGCGACGGGCCGTCGCATGGTGATCCGAGGCAACGAATTCGTGGCCGGCGTAGGCACCATCACCAACGGCTGCCTCGGGACGACGGGTGGTGAGGAAGAGATGGCGAACTTCATCGGCAACCACAACACGGTCAGCGTCACCAAGATGGTCGACGGCTACGACGGCGGAGACGCCGTTCTTGCAGTCAACTACATCGGCACCGTGGGCGGCGGCACGGGTGGCACGCTGGTTACAGTCACCACCTAAGAAGGGACGCATGAGCGACACAGCAAGCTACGAGAAGCCGGGACGGCCCGAGTTCTATCTGACGCCGACTCAGGTGCGCCAGAAGAAGGACGACATCGAAATCTGCGATGCCAAGCTCGCCTCTCCGGTGATCGAGGAGAAGGCTCAGGTCCGAGAGCAGCGGCAACTCGCCATGAAGGCCCTCGAAGAGCAGGCCCCGCCCGAGCTGAACGAGATCGAGCGGGACAAGGTGTCGCTGCGCGTCAAGGAGCTTCGCGACAGCATCCGTGAAGGGATGCCGACCGCAGAAGAGATGCGCAAGAAGCCGCCCGGAGCGGTGTCGAAGCATCAGTCGTGGGAACGTTCCAAGAAGCAGGAGGTCTTCGAGTACCGACGCGGCTTGCGAATGCTGGACCCCGAGAACACCGAGTCCGAATACACCTCAGTCGAGCATCTGCGGCCTCCGTCGAACTCGCTGAACCTGGACAACGCCTTCATTCCGGGAAAGAACTTCGACTTCCCATCGGAGCAGTACATGGCCAATTTCGACTCCATCTTCCGCAAGGAGGAGCCGGTGGACAACTCGCTCGCTGAAATGGTGGCGGAGCAGCAGCAGCAGATCAACGAACTCAAGGAGATCGTAGATCGCACGCGGATCGTGAAGCGAAAGACCACGGGCTGGACTGCCGAGAAGCGTGCCGAGCACTCCCGCAAGGCCAAGGAGCGCTACGAGGTCGGCATGGAGAAGCACCGGCAGGAGCAGCTCGATGAGGCCGAGCCCGGTCCCGAGATCGAGCTCGAGGCTCCGATCGAATCCGTAGCGGAGATTCAGGAGGCGTAAGTGGCAGGAGCTAACGCAAATCCGTTTGTCATAGCCGGGGAGGAGACGTTCGATCACTCCTCTCTGAGCAGCCCCGTCGAAGCGAACTTCGAGGCAAACACCTTCTTCGGAGATATGGCGGTTGCCGACACACAGGGCAAGATGTCAGTCCCTCATTTTACGGAGCTAGCGAGAATACCAGGAGCCCCGATGCCTTATCGTGGGTGTCGTTGCCTGAGATTCCTCTCTGATAATAATTCGTCGGCTTCTGCACTCAATGAGGACACGGCCTTCGACTGTCTCATCAATGACTCCAAGTCCTATCGGTTCATGGTCTACGTCAACGACGATCTCTCCTTAGACGATGCGACTGCCGATAGCTTTTGGCTTCTGGAGCTAGAGTCAACGGGTCCAGTGTCAGAACTGGTTTTCGGTATCACGGGAACCTCGACTGGTATCAAGTGGGGGTGGGGAGAAACCAGCACTGCCACACAGTCAGCAGGGCTGGCCACAGGCAAGTGGACTTCCATTGAAATACACATCTACTGCCACGCGACTCTTGGTACCATAGATGTATGGATTGATGGAGTTGCGCAGACACAGATATCAAGTCTGGCAACGGCGGAAGTCATTCAAGCAAAGTTTGGTTTACAGAGCATGGAAGCTGACACCTACGCCGATATCTACATGGATCAGATTCTGTGGGGTGCTGCGACCATCAGCGCAGCGACTACGAATCGCCTGTTTGCAATCGGCGAGCGTCACCCGGAGACAATGGCCATCCACAGCTCGCAGCAGGTTTGCGTGGGTCCTGGCAAGCTGGAAAACGTACAGCTTCTTTCCGGGGCGGGTACGGATGCGATGCTGAGAATCTACGACACGGATATCGCCAACCCTTCCGAGGGTCGCTTGATTGCGGCAATCAAGGCCACAGCTGCAAACGAAACGGTCGATCCGGCTGGAATGCCGATTCGCTTCAATCGCGGGGTATACGCGGATCTCACCGATACGGCCGGAATCATCACTTCCGACGAGATGGCGCTCATCAAGGTGGGAAAAGCGGCTGGCTACGGCAGTGATGCCGCCATGCGTGGGTATGCGTTGCGTCGCAAGGCTTCGGCGTCGGGGTTCTAAGATGGCACTTCCCGGTCAGGCAGATTTCTTCCTGTTCTTGAAGTTTCTCGACGACCGAAAAGCGTTCGAGAAGCACATCAAGACGCTGGAACAGGCCACCGAGAAGAACACCGAGAGCGTAGAGCTCGTCGGCAAGGCCAAGAACATCCAGAAGCTCGAGACGAAGGCTGGCAACGACCGCGGCGCTGCGGCCCAGGAGCTGGAGCAGGCGAAGGTCGACGCGGCCTCGACTCGGGATGCGGCGCGCAAGTCCGCCGACAAGACGATCCAGAACGCAGCCGAGAAGGCCGACGCGCAGCTCAAGGCGATGGAAGACCGGGAGTACCAGCTAACTCAGCTTCTGGAAGAGAATCAGATCCGCAAAACGGGGCTGGATCACCGGGAAGCCAAGATCGAGAAGCTGGAGCAGGCCGCATCCATGATGCTTTCCCAGGGAAACAAGCTCAAGGAAGAGTTTCAAACCAAGAGGGATGCTCTCCAGGGCGTGCTGTCCCAGGTCAACTAGAAAGGTGAGCCGTGAAGTTCGTTCTCGTCACCTTTCGCAAGCCGGATCTCTCTAAGAAAGAAGCTCGATACAGAGAAGACGGCTACCAGTATCCCAAGCCTTTCGATGCGCGAGAAGTCCACGTTCATGGCACTGGCCCCGTGTACGACTTGGAGACGATGTTCGACACCGCCTCGGGTCGTGCGGAGTGTCTGATTCGCATTACCAATGCGATCGCCGATCGGTACGCGCAAAGCCCCTACATGAGCATCCTGACGGCTCTCGAGGCCGACGCCTGGGTCGATGCGAACCAGACCGTTCAGAACGCTTCCGAGTACGATGTCGATGAGCCCATTGTCAACGCCTTGAACTTGCGGCTGGCGGCAGGACGCACTCTCGACACCCTCGAGCTCGAGATGCTGGACCCGGACAACCGGCGGGCTGGGATTCGCCGTGTCCGTCGCACCAAGGAAGCCCTCCTGAAGATTCGCCCCAGCGGACGGGGAGGCCCCTGATGCCTGCCGCGGTAGGCGATGACGTACTCAGCTCGAACTGGACGGACATCCAAATCTATCGCTACGACGGGTTTAGCAGCACCGTAACCGACACATTGGACATGCCTGCGTTAATCAATTTGATGCGCGAGGTGACAATGGATCAGAATGGGAATCTGGTGTGGTCGGTATACACGCACATGTATAAAGACACCGGATTCACAGAAACCGTCGAAGACGATTTTGCAATGGGCGGACTCCATTTTGGAATAAGCTGGAATGATACGAATCTGGTGCGTTCTGACAACACCGCTCCTGCCGACTACACAGAGTACACAGGGTTCTCGAATACCATTGCTTATGGGCCATTCGCCACGAGTCGATCGGGTACGACAGGACAAGGCATTGAAGAACGGTCTTTTCCGCTTCTGAACCAAGTTCACAACAACTGGAGCAATTCTCCTGGAGGTACAGATCGTTGGGTTGGCAACGTTTTGCAGGACACGATCTCCCAGGGATCTACTTTGGCTTACCGAGGTGCAGATTGGGATGGCACCAACCGACTCAGCTTGTTCCGTTTTGCCAGCATCAACACGATTCGTCGCTGGGTAGGGTTCACCGCCGTGATAGACGACGACTACACCGCCCAGGGTGGTTCAGGAGCTCACGGTCTTTCCCATTTCGTTCCGCTGCCGGCATCTTCTGGCACCCGTCGGCAGCGAAGCATCAAGGCGCTGACACGTAGTCGCAGGCGGAGGAACCACTGATGGCGGGTCTGGCATACGACCGCTCGTATTCTCCGCGCACCTTTCAGGAGCTGTACTCGGCGCTGTCCGAAGCAGTTAAGGAGTCCGGGGAGACGGTTCGCGTAGAGATCCTGAAGCGCTACATCAACTCCGCGCATCTCGACATGCACATCGGCCGCGGTGAGAAGTTCCCGTGGGCTCAGAAGACGGCGGTTCTTGCAACGGTGCCTCAGTACACCACGGGCACGGTGTCTGTGACCAAGGGATCACAGATTTGCACTGGGACGGGGACATCGTGGTTTACTACCAACACAGGACTTGCGAATATCAGTGTTGGAATGCGTGCTACGCCAACTCCTATCGTAGGAGGGGGAAAATTCGTTATTTCTGGTCACGATGTTCCTTACACTAATTTGACAGACAAGGATGTAGGAGCCTCTCAGTCCGAGTCCGTGAAATTCAGCCAGACTTACGCTGGTGAGACAAATGCAACGGCGCAGTATAGGTACTTCGAGGATACCTACCTGCTGCCAGCGGACTTTCTGAAGCCGATCGACCAGCAATCGTTTTCAGACGATCACAGCATTAGGATAATTAGCAGGCAGGAATTCAGGCGTCGCAATCCACGGATATCCAACGTGGGGACTCCTGCCTACTGCACGTTCTTTCAGGCCCCCTATGGTGGGCTCGGTGGCAAACTGGACGCTGGCGTGACATCTACAGATGAAAGGATGAGAACCAAGATCCAGTTCAACTTGGGCACCAACGCCTTGCTTCGCATCAGCTTCACCTACGTTACTAGCAATATCGTTACCAGCACGACGGACGATTCCAACTACTCGTTGTCCGAATCCTTCGTGCTGGACTCAGACGAGCCGCTGATGCCGAACCAGTACCGATACGCGATCGTTCTGAAGGCCCTGACGCACTACTTCAGAGATCAGAACGACGACGTGCGCAGCCAGGAGGCTTCGGCCCAGTACGACGCGCTGATGACTCGCGTAATCGGAGACAACTCGTTCGGGGCTGCGGACAAGCCGCAGATCCAGCCTCGTGCGGCGCGTCACAACCAGTCCCGGGCCAAGCGGCCGTATTCGCGTCGCTACGGGCATCGTTACGATCTGAACGGCGAGTTCGACAGGTTCGAGAGGTAGAATGCCGGCGCAGGCCGTACAGTATTTCAGGATCGAGCTGAACGGTGGGCTTTCCACCGAACGCAGCCCCTTTGCCGTCGTCGGCGTCGAGACGAACAACACGATTCGGGTGCCGTACCTGACTCGCGCTGAGAACATCCAGTACCGCACCAGCGGTGCGTGGCAGAAGGTCGGCGGGGCCGAGATCATGAACGCCACCGCGCTTGGCGATCCGGTGATTCTAGCTATGTGGGACTACTGGGCGCTCAGTGGTGTGAACGTGACAGCGGGTACACAGCAGCTCGTGGTTCGCACCGAAGATGCGATTTACACGATCGCTCCGTCTACGGGTATTGCAACCGAGCAGACCACCGGGCTCGCCGCAGCCACAATCCACATGACACAGTTCGACGATCTCCTGATCGTGTGCAGCGATGACGACACGGCTCCACAGAAGTGGGATGGCGCTGCTTTTGGTGCGGTGGGGACGAACACGCCCAACATCCACTTCTCCGAGGAGCACAAGAACTACCTGTTCGGTGCTGGCGTAGATGCCGACGAATCCACGTTGTTCCACAGCCAGTACGTTACCAACGGAGGCCCCGATGGCGACTGGGACGGGGCCAGTGCAGGAGTCATCTCGATCTCTCCAGATGACGGGGACAAGATCACGGCCATCGTCAGCCACAACGACAAGCTGTTCATCTTCAAAGGCCCGTACAAGGGCTCGATTCACATTCTCGAAGGCTCGTCTACGGCCGGTGACGATGTGTTCAGGCTGCGCCCTCTCATCAAGAAGGGGCTCGGGGCGGTGCATCAGAACAGCATCTTCCGGTATCGCAACGACGTGGGGTTCCTCTGGTCCGATGGCACCGTACATAGTCTCGAGGCCGTGGAGACGGCCGGGGACTTCTACATGGTGCAGTTGTCCAGGGACATCGACAAGTACATCAAGGACAACGCAGCGAAGGATCTCCTGCACAAAGCCTGGGCAGTGTCGCACGTCGAGACGGGAGAGGTGAAGATCAACATTCCGCTGACGGGCTCCGCGACTCCCAACCAGTGCATCGCACTTGACTACCGCTTCCAGGAGATGCGGTGGGCCTTCCAGGCCAAGATCGCAACGACCTGCATGATTAACTACGTCGACACGGCCAACGGGAACGAGCGGATCATCCTATCCGGCGGCACCGATGGCTATGTGCGGCGTCTGAACCGACCGAATCGTCGCTACGAGGATACACCGAGTGCCTACTCTGGCATGGAGACGGTAGTGGACTACCCGTTCATCGACTTCGGGAGCGCTGTGGACGAGAAGACGCTGATGTACGCAAGTGCGAGCTTCAAGCCGAAGGGAACTGCAACGGCACAGTTTCGCTGGACTCGAGACGAGGAGACGACGCAGACCCGGAACTTCAATCAGGACGGCGGGGCTACGCTCGACAACTTCACACTCGGAATGGACGTGCTGGGAGGAGCCAGCGGCTACGCCACGCGCTTCATGCACATGGAGGACGGGGGGAAGTTCCGCTCTCTTGCGTTAGGAGTGAGACAACTGGCGCTGAACGAAGACATCGAGCTGTACGCACTTGGAGTTGCAATCAAGCCGGCAGGAAAGGCTTTAACCAATGTCCGATGAAGTATTCAAGTGGATCATGGGGGCTGGGCTAGTGCCCCTGATCGTGGTCGGGATCTACATGGTCAACGGGATGCGGGAATTGCTCGACATGCACCGGCATCCCGAACGCACCGAGTTCGGCACGACGGGGATCAAGGAGGTGATCCAGTCGAACACCTCCGCCTTCAAGGATCTCAAGAACTGGGTGGAGTGGGTGACTGGAGAGATGGGCCTATCCCCTCCGCCTCCTCGTGTACGTAGCAGCACAGAAATCGGCATGGAGAAGAAGTAGATGGCGATTACGCGCGTCAAGACCTGGGTATCGGGAGACAACCTGACGGCATCGGATCTGAACGCCGAGTTCAACAACCTGCTCAATGGTGCGCTCGATCTGAACGGAGCGCAGTTCACGTTCGACTCCGACGCCGACACCTATCTGGTGACGAGCACCGACGACCGGCTGGACTTCTACTTCAAGAGCGTCGATCTCATCCGGCTCGACGGAACAGCGGCCAGCCCGGTCAACGGCATGGATCTCGCAGCCAAGGCCACCGGGGTACAGCCGACGATCACAGGCCGCAGCGCCACGGACAACAATGTCAGCGTCAACGTCGTGGGTCAGGGCACTGGAACGCTAGAGGCCGAGGGGGCCTTCGTTCTGGGTGCCCACCGACAAGAAATGTTCTACGGGAGATAGGTCATGCCGGTCAGTCAAATTGCATTCAGCGCATCCACGAACGGGGAGCCGCTGCTCATTGCCGATACCAGCTCGGCGGGCACCGAGTTCCACCTGTGCGGCGCCAGTGCCACAGAAAAGGTGGTGGTGTATGCGACCAATAAGCACACGGCCCCGGTGCTGCTGAGCCTGGAGATGGGCAACACCACGGGACCGATCCAAACGTATGTGGTCAATCAGGGCGGTGAGCAACTCGTTTGCGAGGGCTTCGTCAACGTGAGTTCGGCAACCTCGTGTGCGGCGTTTGCGGGTACGACCAACGTGATCTCCCTGCACGGCTATGTGATTCAGGAGACTTAGATGCTCGGATTCATCAAGAGAGTGTCGATTACTTCGCGGTTTCTCGCGGCTCCAACGTTCTACGGAAGTGACTCTACTCTCAGCGTGTTCGGTACAGGGGCAAATCTGGTATCTGCCTGGGCGATGGATGCTGCTACGGACGAAACAGTGTCTACGGCCGTCATGCTTCATGGTTTTGCTGGTGGTTCAGTAACGGTGAAAGTTCATTGGACAGCAACCACCAATGCGGCTCTGAAGAGTGTCATCTGGGTTGTGACGATGGACGAGTTTGCGCAAGGTCAAGACCTAGATGCTTCCAGCAACACCGCTACAGCTGAGAGTTCCGATGGTGGTAGCAATGGTTTCCTGAGAACGAGCCCTGCGATGACCTTCACGGAGGCCGAACTACTGGGTTTCAACGAAAATGACATCCACATCATACGGGTAACACGCAATGCAGACGATGCTAGTGACACCTTCGTAAGCGATGCCATGTTCATCGGGCTGGAGATCAACTACCCGCGAAACCATGCGCTGTGGCGTACCTAGAACGTGCGGATCTTGCCGCTCAGCGGCTCCACGGATGGGAAGGGCATTCTCATCAGCGATACGGCCACGCCGGGGCAGACGATCCACACTGTTCCGAAGGGGTCAGTCGATCGAATCTTCCTGTGGGCGTTCATTTCCAACTCGGGCGCAAGCTCAACTCTGCTCTCCATTGAACTCGGCGGCACAGGAGACGCCAACACGATAGAGGAAACCATCGTGGTCGATGCGAAGCCCGAGAAGATCCTGATGCCCGAAGCAGGCGAGGGGTACTGGCTGTTTGCAAACTCAGCAGCGATCACGGTCGCGGCCTTTGCAGCGACTACGAACCTCATCTCCGTCCTAGGCTATGTGGAACGCAACCCATGACGGCTTCGGCACTGACGAAGAATCAGAAGCGGCGGCAGCGCAAGAAGCGCTCCCGGGTGCGTTTCAAGAACCCGGTGCCGATGCCGGAGCCGGAGACTCAGCTAACGGTGCGTTTCGCGGTGCCCGAGGACAAGGCCATTCTGGAGAAGCTCTACGAGGGATACTTCGGAGAGCTCGAGATGGACTTCTCCGAGCCTCACCCGTTCTGGATTCTGGTGTGGCGGGGTGAGCAGGTGGTTGCTGCGATCCAGCTCTTCTACTCCAAGCCAATCTCGATGATCGAGAACCTGCTGGTCGTCCCAACGGACATTCGAGAGCGATCTGAGCTGATCGACTTCATCTTCCAGGTCGGTTTCTCCATCCTTGGAGATTACGGAGCGCGGCAAGTGTTCGGGTTCGTGAAGGACGACGAGAACAAGAGCTGGCTGAACTACCTCAAGAAGCGCGGCTGGATAGAGTCCCAAAATGGCTGTACCGTGATGCACGAGGCGATCTAATGGGTCTAGGCTTCAATTTCTCACAATCGAAGCAGAGTGCCGAAGCGTCGAACCAGTCCGGGTTCGATGTCATCGAGCCCAATATCGTCGAGGTCGTCTCCTCGCTGCTGGGAATCCCCTACGCCCAGTCGGTACTGGGCTCCCAGCTCCAGGCTCAGGATCGTCTCACGCGGCTTACCAACTCGAGGGTGGGCGGTGGGCAGGGCTTCGTGGGAAGTCGCGTCCCAGAGCGCCTGGGAGGCCCCAGACCGCAGATCAGTTCGCTGACGATGCGGAATACCCCGTCTCCGACACGGAACTTCAGCGCTGGTACGGGCATTGGGGCTCCCGTGATGCAGAATGCGGACTTCGGCCCCGGGGCGTTGCCTTTTGGCAACATCGAGGACGTTCTGGGGCTCACTCAGGGCACGCTGAACATCAATGACATCCTTCTCGATAGCAGCTCGACCTCAGGCCGGGCCGGCGGCGGTGGCACCGGGGGCCAAGGCTTCACCAACCAGTTTGGGCAGAGCCCGACTCAGGGAGCCACAGGCCGCGATGTCATTTTGCAGCAGGAGTACGACGACGAGATTCCTCGGCTGCTGGACGAGAAGCGGGCCTACGTCCAGTTTCTGACCAACCAATTCGGGAACACGCTGCCCCCTGACAAGGCGCAGGCTGCGGCGAACAACGCCGCGGACAACATCTTCGAGCAGGCGCTGAACCTCGCGGCGCAGGGCGCAGCGGCGCCGGGCATCAACACCGCAGACGAGCTGTTCCGAGCCGAAGAGGACATCTACAACGTCGCTCAGGCGGGGTTTACCTGGACGGACGGCGAGCTTTCGGTTGGGGCTCCGGGCTACGGCGCCATTGGAACGATCAACGGCTTCATCATCAATCCCATTGGAGGCCGAGAAGCCGCAGGGCCTCCCACCTCTGATCGAGCTGGGGCTGGTATCCGTGGGGGGCCTGGTCCCGGTGAGGTCATGGGTGGGAGAGCCTTCGGCGACCTGCTGACCAGCGGCCGAGCCTTCTCGGAGAACGACCTCTCCGGGCTCGGCCTTGGCGGCGGCGGAGGTGGCAACCGCTTCAACAACCCGTTTGGTGGCGGCGGTGGAGCGTTTGGTGGCGGAGCCTTCGGCGGTGGGGGCCCGGGCTTTGTGCTCGGCCCGGACATCATGGCTGGCGACGTGACGGGGAGTTCACTCGGAGTGCCACCTGGCTCAGTCGACGACTCGGCGAATCGGATCATAGGCGGCGGCGGAGGGGGAGGCGGCAACAACTTCGCAGGCCCGATCTTGTCGGACAAGGACATTCTGTCTCAGGTCACGGGGATCTTCGGGAGCATCTTCGGGCCTGAGGCATTGCCGGCAGGCGGTCGCCAGTCGGATTTGCGATCCAACATCGCTGTATTCAACCCTGATTTCGAGGCGTCTCTTCCCATCGGACCTAACAATCCGTTGCTGATGATTTCTGAAGGTGGAATCTACAGGAAACAACGAAACGCGAATGGTCTTGACGTTGGGGGGGCACCTTCTGGCGGATTTGTGGATTTCAATTTTCCATTGACGTCTATTTACGGAGGCGGAGATGGAGGAAGGCGTGGACCGGGACTAATAGGCGATGCCACCTTTGGACCAGGCATAGGGAATTACGTAGGCAATCGTAACACTAGAGGGTGGCTTGGCTTACCTGAGAGTGGTTACACGGAAGTGCTACGGAGAGGCGCTCTCATTCCCGGCGAGATTCCGCAGAACATCGTCGACCTGATCGGTGCAAACCCGAGCTATCTCGACGTGCAGAACGCCGCAACAAGAGAGGTAGACCGTCTCCTCGCTCAGAACGAAAGCAACCGCGCCGGCACCGCAACCGCCCAGACCGGAAACATCCAGTTCGGAGAGTCCAGTCACAATGCGGCGCCTGGAACCGAGGGCTTCGCACACGGCGGCATTGTCACGCAGCCGACCGTTACAACGCTCGGAGAGCAGGGACCGGAGGCCGTCGTGCCGCTCAATCGCCCCGACATTCTGCAATCGCTCGCTGGGCTGCTCGGCGGTGGCATCGGGGTCGGTGCTGGACGCGGAGGCGGCAGCCTCGGCCTCGGTGGTCAGATGCCCAATCTTGGACGCTACGGGAGTCTTGGCGGGCTGTTCGGTGGT